AATTAGGAAGATTTGCTACATACTTTTCAAATGGATCTTCTTGTTTATTACCGCTTGAAATGGATTGAATAGCACCATTAATAAAACCTCGGATTTTATCGGCTATACCTTTTACAGCCTTACCCTCTTCTGATTCTGGAACGTTCCCTGTAAAAATAGACGAGATCCCTTCCCAAATACCAGAAGCTTTCGTTGAAATCCATTTCCAGGCTTCTTTGATAAATCCAGGAACAGTGATGGTAATCAGATTATACATCGTTTGCCCAATGCCTTTAATTGCCTCAAGCAAACCATTGCTTTTCTGTTCTTTATCAGTTTCCTTCGCAGCTTCTTTTGTGCCCTCAGTTGTCGCTTCAGTTACTTCTGTCACAGTCTCTTTAACATTCTCAGCGGCCTTAGCAGCGGCTTCCTGCATTTCTTTAGCAGCATTTTCTCCTGATAACCAATCAGTAAGCGTGCCAAACAAACCGGAAATTCCTTCAATAGCCATGTGAATGCCTTTAGCAATCCATGCGGGAAGTTCAGTAAAAGCATGAGAAATCGTGTTACCGAGATTCTCAACAAACTTTTCCCATCCGGTTTTAGTCGTTCTATGTGCATAAGACTTCGGATATCCGAATTCGTCTTCTGCATATTTTACTGCATCTTTTCCCTTTTCATCGGCTTCTCCTGTAATACCTTTATAAAGCCTATCCCAAAGATCGCCGATAGTCGTTATAGCGCTGTTAACAAAACCGAAAATAGCATTAGGAAGATCCTCTGTGATAAATTTACCAATCGCTGATCCGAATCCAGATATTGCTCTACCAACGGGACCTTGCTCCTTATTTTCTGCACTTTCTCCTTTGAAAATATTAGCAATATTCTCAGGAAGATTTACAAAGAAATCAAGCACCCACTTCAAAGCCTTCTGCGCTTTATCTCGAATCCATTCAATACCAGTGGCAATAGTTTCCGAGAACCATTCTTGATTCTTTTCAACTTCTTCAGTACCTGTAAACATTCTAGCAATCTGATTCAGAATTGTAGATCCGATATCTTTAATTGTATTAAGAATATTGGTAAGATTTATTCCGAGGAAAGGCTTCTCAAGCGATTCTTCAACATCTTTACTTGTTACCTCTTTATCGTCTTTTTTGCCAAATAAAGCGTTGATAATAGTCGACATAATGTCGCCGACACCTTTAATACCGGCTTTGATATAATCAGGGATCTTAGTAACAAATTTCTTAATCTCTGTTATTACGATGTTTAGAAATTTAGAGAACCCTGTTTTATACCTAACGGTCGCAAACTTGGCCCTTCCTTTTTCATCGACATCAACTTTTGCTCTGACTTTCTTCCCAAATAAGAACTCGTCCAAAGACTTAAAAAGCATCGATGAAAAATCGCCAATATTTTTAAATAGGTTTTTGATTTTGTTTGGAATATCATTAATCCAATTGGTTATCGATGATCCAAGATCCATGATGAACATCGAGAAACGAGATTCGATCTCCATAGTTTCTTTCTCGACCCACCCAGTTTTGGTGTTTTCATAATGTGCTTGATTGACGGTTCTTTTTCCAAACCAATGATCAAACAATTCATCGATCCAATTCCCGACTTTACCTACAGCATTAATAATGTTCTGAGGCAAATTACTAAACCATTTTTTAATATCCTCTACGGCTTGATTAAACCATTTACCAAGGGGCGTATAAATTCTCCTAGTTTCGAGCATGCTGCCATTATATTTAGTTTCATCTTTAAATAACAACCCAGTAATTGTATCATAAATATTTGCGCCGAGACTCATTACCCTCTTCGGGATGCTCTTGATAAAATTACCAATATTAATAATGGCCTGATTAACCCATGCTTTGGCGTTCTGAACAAATTCATTTGTTTCGAAGAATTTAGTCAATCCAGCGAATATACCGCCTTCTTCACCTGCATTCTTCTTTTCGGCCTCATCCGTGAGACCAAACAAACGCCGAATATCACCAAGCAAAGCGCCAAAGAAATCTTTAACTGCATTAAGTCCACTCTTACAAGCTTCTTTAATGCCTTCAAAATCTCTTCTAATACCATTGAGAATTCCTTCTCCGTTTTTAAGCTGAGAAGAGTTGCCGGTAAATATTTCCAGTAAAAGTCCTAAAGAATCAGAGAAGAATGATATATTAGATGTAACCGTATCTATAGCCATCTGAGCAAAGAACCCAGCAACTTCAGAAAGGAAACCAATCACTTTACCAAGAACATCAGCAATTGGATTCAACACATCCAAAATATTATTGATACTATGCTGTATATCATTAAATACTTTTGTGTTATCATTCAACGCAACAAGAGGCTGCGTTATTTTATTGATTACCTGAAGCAATCCATCAAATATCGGATATATTGTATAGAATGCTTTAGATATACCATTGAATGCAATAAGTGCCAACTTGCCAATGATTCCAAATACTTTAGACAAATTTGAAAATATGTTTCGAATCATTTCGATTCTTGTTGGACCGTCCTCCATTATTGGCGAATTCATGAACTTATTAAAATCTTGAACTGCGCTCTTAATTCTAACACTTAGATCACGAATATGCATTGATAGGAAGAACATCTTGTCGCCAAGACTTTGAAGAATCGGAGTATCTTTTTCTCCAACATCTTCTAGTTCATCGAATCCCGGCAAAACCTGAAGAAAAGTTTTCAGCAATGTACCAAGAGCTTCGGAAATATTAAGTATTGTCTGTCTAAATACATCTCCTCCTGCTCCACCATCTTCATGAGTTTCATCCCAGAATCCTAATATTGCATTACGATACTCACCAATCTTATAAACAACATCAGCAAGTTCACTATTTGCAAGATCTGTGAAGAATTCCTTAGCGTCATCCAGTTTACCGAACAGGAATTGAAATGTTTGACTCCATCCAGATGAAACGGAATCCTTAATGGCGTTAATGACGTCAAGAAAACTTCTCGCTTCATAAGCTGCCTGATATGCCTGAGATGCAATCTTACCAAAGCGTTTCTCAAACTCTTCATCGCCGAGTTCTTTACGAAGTTTGGCAAGTTCGTCTTTATCAATGACTTCCATCCAATATTTGCTGCCAAACAAATTATTCATGGCTTCGGTATTCATCCAGTCGTATCTAAGCATGTCAGACAAATTATTTAAATTTATTTTCTTACCCGATTTAACTTTTTTATCTTTTTTATTTGTAGTGGTATAAATCGTTTTATTAAGTTTATCTGTTTTCTTTGTAAGCGTTCCTGCCGCAACAGCAGCTTCAAGCATCTGTTCTTTAAACGTTTTAGTAGTCATATTCAGCAATTCAAGACTACGATAATCGGTGTATTCCAATTTACCTTTCGAATATGCCTGCGACAAATTAAAGAAAGCTCTTGAAGCATCGTTTGCATTAATACCAGCATCTGCACAAGCGTTTGCGATACCCTCGACGGCTTTACCGGCGGTTTCAAGATCAACACCAGCAGCAGTCATTTTGCTCATTGCGTCAGCCATTTGCTCGAACGAATACGAAGTTTCATCAGAATATTTCTGAGTTCTTTCGAGCGTCTTATAAACATCTTCCTGAGCAAAACCGGAGTTCACCATCTGCCTTACAGACGTTAACATACTCTGGTATTTATTCATTCCAGCACTAACTTGTTCAGAACTAATGCTCTTAATAAAACCGGTAACACTTTGTTCCATTTTGAGGAAAATGCCAGCTACCTCATCGGCCAAACCTCCGAGGATTCTTTGCTTAATCATTCCCGCAAAATTAGTAAAACGATCAGTCAATTTGTCAAGGGATTTGCTCATTGAGTCCGTGGAGACTTCTGTCTTCTCAGCAAGCTCTTTGACGCCTTTTGTAGCCTCTTTAAGATCGAGACTTTTCTTAAGCTCATCCAGCTTCTTTATTGTCTTATTTACACCTTTTTCAAAATCTGACGCATCAAATTTTGCAGCTACAATCCGCTCGTCAACGTTATTTGGCATGCTGTTTTACCTCCTCCCACGCTTCATTAGCCATCCCTTGAAAAACTTTTTCGATGGCTGGATTGATATAATCTGTTCCTTTTACAAAACCACCATTTGCTGTAGCGTGGCCATATTGCAGTAGGATAGCAATATTTGCCCAGCCATCTACAACATTGGTGTTTGACCATACAATCTGATACTGTCCGTCATTATCTCTTATGATTTCATACTTCCAGCTTTCAGATGTTTTTCCAGTATCCTTAGGGGTTGCTTCTTTTAAAGCTTCGACACCCATTCTTCCATACTTTTCAAGTATTGGACGAACTAGCGGCTGAATATGTAAGGATTTAACGAGGAATTTTTCAAATCGATTAAAATTTCCACGGTGCTCAAAATTAATCTTCATGAAACTCCTCCTTATCCTTTACTTCCGCTAGCCGCCCTTCTTGAACTATTTAGTGCTGCGTTCATCGCGTAGATTTCCTGCCTGCTCATCTGTTGAGGATTGCCTTTCGCATTGCAAATCCGAATCAGAATAAGCAATCTGTTCAAACGCCATTTTTCACACTCGAACGGAATCCCGTTGCTAATCATCCAGTAATAGATCAGTTCTGATGTGGGAATTTCACCATTTCCTTTTCCTTTTCTTCTGTCATATACTGTCGTAGCTGTAGCGGGATCAGCAATATATTCTTCAATCTTTCTGACGTTGTCATGACCCATCAATTCATACACTTCATCAGGCACATCCTGATTAATCGTCATACACCTAATATAATCAATAAATTCAGCAGTAGTTTTAGGATCTGGCGTCAGAAACGGTTTCTTCCATTTTGTTTCCCATTTTGAAATGGAGACAAGAGAATGCTCCAATTTCAAAGTACAGGCTCTACAATATTGAAATTCTCCAGTAACCTGATTGTAGAATTCCTGTTCTGGGATCTTTAAAATGAGCATCCTCTCATCAGTTCCTTTCGCTTACTTAACAACGTCCATCAAATGAGCGTTTCCATCATCTTCAGGCTGCTGCTTCGGCTCTTCTTTAGCAATGGGTGTAAGAACCTTATCATCATTATTTCCGCGCATGTCCTCAGGCATAAGCGCAGTGATAAATGCTGCAGCCTTATTCGCATCTGACAGAAGTTCCATATACAATTCGTTGTAAGCTTCAGTATGAGTAAACGCTCTTGAGAGCTCCTCACTCTTATTGAACAGCCTGCCATCAGGAGACTTTTCACCGTATGCTTTCAGAATGATCGTTTTGAAAGCACTCATGATCTTCGGAATATCCTGTTTTTCCATAATGGATTCAAGCAGCTGACGCATACCGCCAGTGACTTCTGTTTCCATCTCCATCAATTCGGCTTTATTCAGGTTGAAATAAAAGTTTTCCTGGCGTTCAACACCGTTGTAATCGGTATATTTAATCAATTTCTTAAGCATATTAGTATCCTTTCCTTTCTCTTTGGTTCGATAAAAAATAGTCATTGGAAAATAAGGAGAGCACCTCCGTGCTTAGAAGTGCCCTCCTTAAAATGCTAATTAGCCAGCTCCCTGGGAAACCGTCAGAGTAGAAATAACCGTATCAGGATCCGGCAGAGAAGGAGTCAGAGCGGTGATGGAGTTCTCAGTATCCTCATCACGACCATAAATGGTCTCAAGCAGATTCTTCAGAGCAGCCGCAGCAGCCGTAGCAGTGAACTTCGTACTGTCAATCGTGATTTCGCAAGTCGCCTTATGACCGGTAACAGAAACAGGAGTGCTGTTCGCTTCCCAGCTGAAGGAGATCGCATCGGGGTTATCGTTGATCGTGGTATAG